TTACACCTTTTTACATTTCAAACGCCGATTTTTACATAGTCCTAAACCATATAAAAATCATTTATAATTCTTTTTTATTTTTCTTGTTTTATTCTTTGGGACATATTTTTCTGGTCTTTCATAAGCACCCTTAAATATATTTTCATATTTTTCTTTCGGTATTTCACTTATTACTTTTTGGATATTTTCTTTTAGGTTTTCATACTTTAACCCATCTAATTTTTGTAATCGTGATTTTAGCATACTAAAATAATTTTCAATAGAATTAGTAAAATGTTGATACGGAACAGCATAAAGTAAATTATTATGTTTATTCACTAATGCCTTTATTCTTTCGTTTCTATGAGCGGAAGCATTATCCAAAATAATTAATTTATTTCGTAATTTACTTGTAATGTTATGCTCTAAAAACTCAATTAATCTATCTGTATTTATTCCACCTTTTTCATATAAATCCCAATTTACAACACCATTAGCCGAAATAGCAAATACACCAGTATATTTTTTGAATACTTCTTGTGATTGTGTTTTTATTACACAACGCTTTCCTTTATTACTATAACAACGATTTCGTTTTTGTAATGATTTTATACTTGTTTCATCAATACAAATAATATCTTCTATTTTATATTTTTTCACTTCATCATAAAACTCTTTTATTTTTGAATTAATATTTATATCTTTACCAAATCTCTTTACTGGTTCGTGTCTAATTCTTGTAAGTTTCAAAGTAATATTATTATCATTAATTACTCTAAAAATCTGTGTTGTAGATAAATTAGCATCTTTGTATTTGTCTTTGAGTTTTTGGTTTAACTCGTGTAATGTGATTGTTTTATTTTTATTAATTTCATCAACTAATAATTTAACATATTCTTTTTTAACTTTATAAGCAACTGGTTTTCTGTAATGAATATTAACATTCCCTTCATTTTTGTATCTTTCAACCCAACGCATTAAACTTCTTGGAGTACATTTGAATATTTTACAAACTTCTTCTTGTGTTTTATCTTCAACTAAATAATATTGAACTGCTGTTAATTTATAATCATTACTTTTATGAGTAGGCATATATATTATTGAATTATTTTTTCATAAAATTGATTTATAAAAAAATTGAATTAGTTTTTTATTATATTACAATAGATAAATTATAATATAAATATACAATAGCAAAAATGACAGATGGTGCAATGTTTTATCCTATGTTTAAAATTTTACAAGAAAAAAAAATTTATTATCCAAAAATAAATAATACTGATGTTTATTTAGATTTTATTGAAAAAAACTATGAAAATCATGAATTAGAGAATAAATATCAAGATTATACAAAATTATATGATAAAAAAGAGTTTGATTGGTTATATTATTATGTGTATGTAATATTATTTATTGATTTTTACTCAAATATTGATAGAGAGTTGTATGAAAAAATAATTGCTGATATGGTAGTTTGGATGTAGATGTAAAAATAAAATCTATTAAGTAAAAAAAGTCTTGTCAGTTCTATCTGTCCCAACAAAATGCCAATGACTTATTACCTTCTTTTGTGTGTTTAATGCGGTTTCTTTTACTGAATTTATTTCAGTTTGTTGTGTTTGAAGTTGTTGTTGTAAAGTAGCTATTAATGCTTTTAATTTATTTATTTCATTAATTAAATTATTATTATCCATTATAATAAATTATTATATAAATTTCTTTTTAAGTTCATTTATTATAATATAAAGATTAATTTAAAAATATTAATTTAAAAAGTGTTTTTTATTTAGTTTTTCATTTCAACATAAGAATTAGTGTCAAGTTCTAATTGAAAAGTTTTTTAAATTTTAAACAATAATATAAATAACGAAAATTATTTAATATTTGTATGTTTTATTTTATTTTAATCAAACTACTATTATTTACTATTTCGGAAATAGGATTATTATTACAATCAAATACTTTTAGATTTTGCGGTAAAGTAGGCAACGAAATTAATTGATTATTAGAACAATATAATTCTTCTAGATTTTGTGGTAAAGTTGGCAAAGAAGTTAATTGATTATTAGAACAATATAATATTTTTAGATTTTGTGGTAAAGTTGGCAAAGAAGTTAATAGATTATTGGAACAATATAATACTTCTAGATTTTGTGGTAAAGTTGGCAACAAAGTTAATTGATTAATAGAACAATGTAATTTTTTTAGATTTTGCGGTAAAGTCGGCAACCAAGTTAATTCATTAATAGAACAATTTAATATTTCTAATTTTTGCGGTAAAGTAGGCAAAGAAGTTAATTGATTATCAAAACAATTTAATATTTCTAATTTTTGCGGTAAAGTAGGCAAAGAAGTTAATTGATTATCAAAACAATTAAATATTTCTAATTTTTGCGGTAAAGTAGGCAAAGAAGTTAATTGATTATAAGAACAAATTAATTTTTGTAGATTTTTAAATTTGGTTAAATTCGGTAAAGATTTAATACTCCTATTACTAACATTAAGTGTTAATATATTTTCAGATAAAGAATTCAAATTTGTTTTAATAGCGGTTGTCATTTTAATATGTATTTAGTAATTTATATGTTCTTATATACTTTTAAATTTAATTCAATTTTTTATTAATCAATTTTATAAAAAATAAATTAATTTTGATAAATATAAACATTATTTAATATCAATTCAAATATATAATATCATAATTTCTTGCTGATGATAACTTTTCTAAAAAAGATTTAATGTTAGGTGCTTTATAGCATTCATTCGTATTTGAATCCTGTCTAATCCAAAAATTAAATTCAATTGTGTCTTTATTAGATTTTTTATCATAACTTAAATAATCAACATACTTAGATTCAAAATTATCCCAAATTTGAAACGAACCATTTTCATCTTTACAAATAAATTGTCCTACACCAAAACCAACATCTTCAATATAAATATTTCTATCATATTGTGTCCAATCTTCACCTTCCATTCTTAAATAACCAGTTTCTATTTTAGTAACACGAAAATAATTAATATTACCTTCTGATGTTTTATGTTTAATGTATTTGAATGTGGTTGCTGTATCAGTATGAATTGCATAATCAAAATGTTCTTCTATTTCTCTAATATCAAAATGTTCTTCTATTTCTCTAATATGTGACATTTTATTTATAATATATTTATAATAATATATTTTTAAGTTATAATAAAAAATTGATTTAAAAAAAAATTGATTTAAAAAAAAATTGATTTAAATTTATTATAAAAGTATATAAGCATATAATAAATTAAAATGGAAATACCAACTATTTACGCAGAAGAGCATTTATCTGAACCTTGGTTTACTCTTATATCGCTTGGACTAAAAACTTGTGAAGGACGATTGCATAAACACCGATTTAAAGATTACAAAATAGGTGATATTATTAAGTGGTGGAATAATGATTTTAACAAAGGAAGAGTTTGTTTTACAAAAATAATTAATGTTAATTTATATAAAACATTTGAAGAATATTTGATTGACAAAGGATTAAAAAATTGTTTGCCAGGTATGCCGAATATGGAGCATGGATTAGATGTATATTTACATTATTTTGGAAAAGAAGATGAAACAAAATATGGTGTTGTATCTTTTGAATTAGAAATAATTAACTAATAAATTTATACGTCGTGTTTTATATTATCAAGAAATGTTAATAATTTATTTAAATTTTCAGTTTTTATAACATTATCATTATAAATATCGCAAATACAAGGATGATATAAATGTAAAAAGTCATAAGATAAAATCTGGTAAAAAAACCTAACATTATAATACATATCTGTTTCATCGTGAAACTCTATAGGCATTTTTTTTCGTAATAAATTAAAAATATTTCTAGTGTCTTCATTATGATTTAAAATAATAAATATTCCATATAACTTTATATTATATAAATCATCATTATCTGATTCAGAAATAATTTGTGTCAAATCATATTTATATTGTATTTTTTTTTCTTCTTCATTTTTAATATTATTATAAAGACAATTATAATTAAAATTATATAATTCTGATATTTCTTCTTCCATTTATTATATATATATAAATTATAATTTTAAATTGTTTTCATATATAATTTTAAATCGGCGTTTGAAATGTAAAAAGGTGTAA